CTAGTACCGCATGACCAAGAACGTTTCTTGGCTCTTTGTCTCCGCCGTGGTGCCAAACTAGGGGGACTGTCTCCCCATCCATGTGCTGAAAAGCTTCGGCGGTGATTGTGCGACCATCCGTGCATCGCAGACCAGCTTTAGTGGCGTAACCACCAAAATCTGCTTCCATTTTGAGTAAACCCTTCTGTCATTGTTGAGTTGGATCGGCCATAGGGTCCGTCGGAGTTGGATTCCTAGATGGCATATTGCTATTCATCAACTTATCGGCATTTGGATCGGAGGCCGGTTTCATTCCGATGATCTGTCGAATCTCATTAGGCGTAAGAATCTCGTTTCGTGAGAACTTATCAGCAATATCGGCCATGTCGCTAATCGGAACCAAGCGGAACGGGTTCGTAAAGTAGATTACATCCTGGTTTTGAACCCGAGCAGTTTTAGTTAGGAATGTCCTTGACATCGCTTCAACGATCGCAGCAAGAACTGGTTCGATTGTTCGGTTCATGTAGTTAAGCATGGCCGTTTGATCAGCCGTACCGTTCATGACTGCTTCTGTAAGGCCGAGCTGTGAATAAAGCATCTGCGTAAGATACTCAACCTGCTTAAGCAAATTATTCTCCGCAGGTCTGTTCAGCTGAGTCACACTTTCAGTCGCATCAATATACGCAATTCCATACTTGCTGCCGCGAAGTTGGAACTCGATATCTTCTCGACGCTGTTCTGCTTGCTGTCGCCTAGTCTCCGACTTCACCGCATAAGGAAGTTGGATCAACACATCCAATTTCCCAGAACTTGTTTGCTCATCCACAGCATCAAGTAGGTTGAGCTTATGGACAAGTCGCTGGAGCGTTGAGTTTGGCTCGTTCATGACCGCATATAGTGGATTCTCAACAATAGCGACATACTTCTTTTCGAGTGTCAAATTCTCCCGACGACCAAGTTCTTCATTATACACACTAACCTGGATATGTTTTGGATACCAGGAGATGATCTCGCCGACCCTTAGACTTTTTATATCATATCCACCAGAAACACTTGGGTCTAGGGTGGTCTCGACCGGGACAATTGCTACTACTCCTTTGTCGAATAACGACAAAGTGACATCTTGTCTGAATGCGCGAGCTCCTTGGTCGATGTTTGCTTCCTTAGTGAGACAATAGTTCAGTCCACTAGGTATCTCTTCCAAAAATCGCTTACTTTCGTCAATCCTTACATGTCTAATGTCATTCGCGGCAACGTCAATGCTCAATCTAGTTAGAATCGCGGCGATTATAGATCTCTCGTTGGTAATCAGCAACTTTGATCTATCAGGTTTCAAGCTTCCATAAGAGGCCGAAACGTTAGGGTTGTACGTTGGCGGTTCCACATTCTTACTGCTGAATGCGTTCCACGCGTGTTTCAACTTCTTTCCGAAGGTAGTCATAGTTCACCTCCTCCCATTTTGACATCGATCACTCAAAGGCCTCCTTGTTTGCTTTGTACGCGACGTAAGCGTCTAGTAGGGCGGCTACGTTGTCGATCTTCTCTTCTTGCCGCTTCTTTAACAACTTTCGGTTTCCGTTAGTATCCTCAAGAGTGATGGCATTTCCCATAGCAAAGGCCATTAGATCTTGGTCGAACAGAAGCATTCGCTCTTCGGACAGGATCTTCAACTCACCGAGGGGCACTGACTCAGTACGAGCTCCCTGTGGAACTTTTTCGATTCCGAAGGAACCATTCTCAGCTTCCCAACGAGTGACAAACTCTTTGGCATTGTACGGATCGAAGCCAAAAGCGCGAACGTCATACTCCTCCGACTCGATAAACTGATCGAGGTCATCATAAACCTCCATCATGTCTAGGACCGTACCCTCGAGAACGTGCAAACTACCTTCTCTGATGAATGTGTCATACTTGGCGCGCATGGCTCCGGGAAGTTTCATCAAAGTAAGCGATGTGATATAACTTCTAGTCTTGACTCCAAACTGCCCGTTTCTAAGTGGAAACAAGAAAGTGAACGCGCAGAAGTCATCGCCTTGAGATAGATCGGCCCCGAGTGCGCAGGTCATCTTCCAGAAAGTTCTAGCCTTGTGCGGTATGGTTTCCTCATAAGTAAAGAAGTAAGTATACCCTTCCATAGGAATCCCAAACCTTTTAGCAAGGATGTCGTTTCTAGAAGCTGGAGCTTTCTCGGCTCTTTCTACATCGAGATGGTAAGTTTCATAACTAATCGTTTGTCCCAAATTTGGATTCGCCTTCAACCACATGGCAGGATCTGCGACTTCTTCGATTTCGTCTAGTTTATAGTGAAAGATCGAAATGTGAGGAGCATAGTAGTCGCCTTTTAGGATGTCTGCTAGTTCCATTTTGATAGTATCGCCACTTCCGTTGCGAACCGTCCCTTCGGAGCTGATCGCAACGATTAGATAGTCCTCTAACTTCGAAGCTCCCTGTTCGACGGCGCCGACAACGTCTTCGCGAATGTCGCCAGACAACCATTCGTCAATCGTAGTTACCTTAGGGCGAAGTCCTTGTAACTTGTTAATCGTCATCGGACGAACTTCAAGTAACGAGCCAGTCAAGAAATTCTCAACGCCCTTCTTTGTCGGGGCGAGTTTTTGTCGCATCATTCTAGAACCGGTCGTGTTTTGGAGCGAACCTTCGGTAAGAAACTTAAACAGTGGGCCACGTGCTCTAGTGATAGCCGTCCGAATTGGCGACATTACTTCTTCGGCTTGTTTCATGGTCGGGGCTGTTGTGATTTGATGCGTCGTCGTTGTGTCGACGTTCAAGTAATAGCTCTGAATCATCGATGCATACATAGACTTGGCGGCGCCACGAGCAACTATTAAGTACTGTTTTGTCACTAACCGTTTCTTCAAAGTCTTTGTGACGTACCTCCCGCCATGATTATCTGCCGATGGTTGATATACACTTCTCTCTACGAAGTAATACCAACCAAATATCTGCTCGGCCCACAACTTAAACGTGAACAGCAAATGCAGATTACTTCCATCGGTCAGTGTCATCTCAGTTTCGCAGTAGCGAACGAACCCTTCTACAACTTCATCATCATAGTAAATATTAGGATTCGCTATTAGTTCGTCAATGCGATTCATTTCCAAGGAAACTTCGCGGTTAACTGGAATTTCACCTTTAATGACTGACTCTCTGAACTGTTTATAATATTTAGGTGTCGCCGTATTAGAGAGTGCCATATAAGTCTTCCTTACTCTTTAGTATTTAACGCCTTTGCGCCGCACCTGTACCGGCCAACGACTTTGTGCCCTCGGCGATCGCCTTATCGATGGCCGTGCTGACCGCAGATGTGAGCGCTGCTTCTGCCTTCCTCTTGCCCGTCGTCTTGATGAAGTTGGTCACCCATGACGGAGGATTCTCTTTTTGGCTCAACAAAACAAATCTCTGCTCTAACTCCATGCGTCTTATCGCAGACTGCAAATCATCATTAGATAGGGTTCTTGTCCCAGCGTGTTTAGCCTTAAACTGAACCTCGCTTTTGTCAACGTGCTCCTTAGCCGGCAATTCTTTAGTAGCACTTGCGATCTTGGCTTTTTTATTTGCACGTCTCTCGGCTATGGTGCTCGGCTTCCCCGGGACTTCCTTCTGTGCGACTTCCTTCTGTGCGACGCCTCCACCAGAAGGGCCTCGCGATTTGACCACGCCCCATCGCATACCCTTGACGCCGTAGTGCTCTAGGTAATCGAAGTCTTTTGTAACATCAGAAATGTCCATATCATCCTTTCATGTCCAAGTGTTTGGTCTTGCCGAAGTCACTACATAATTCCACGACCAAGACAACCTAAGTCTGCAGTCTGAGAAATGAGCATAATTAGAAAATCCATCGGCTCTAGTCATCAAACTTGACACATCACCAAACCCTAGCGCCTCCCCATGACTAGTTCCTATGTCAACCCAAGCTCCCGCGCCGGATGGTGGTGTACTTAGTGTCACGTTATTAGTTCCAACCGGTTCATCTCCGAACCCCGGGCTATTGGTCCTTTGGATTACCGTCACCACGGACTTCGGGTTTCCAATCCCAGCCTTTCTGTAGAGATAAAGTTCAGCTTTGACGCAGGTACCGTATAGTTGACGACTAACGCCAGTAGTTCCCCCTCCGAGGTGTGCTCGAAGTTGACTTCGAACGCCATCTACAGCGTAGAATATGACGCCCCTATAGTTACCATCAGCTGAGGAAATCATACCCTGCGCAGAAACGCCATTCATAGACTCCCACTTGTCGACCGGCCGCCATGAATCTCTACGATATGGCGCGAATTCAATATTTGTGATGACTCCGGCGTCTCGAACCTCCATACGACCAGAATAGTATGTTTTGAGCTCGCTCTTGTTTCCAGAAACGCTGTATCTAGACGGTTCGATTTGGACCGTAGTACTCGAATCTGGAGAAACTTCGATAGTTCTAGAAAGTTGAACCGTGTCGACGAGACGAACTCCATTGACCCATACGCGATACCAATGGGCACCGGGGACCTTCGGCCAAGATACGGTGAAACTAGTCATCGATCTTCCGTTGACGGCTAAAGGTCCCGCGGTAGGTCTCGGTATCGTGATTCTGGCTGGCGAAGAAGCAACGCCGGGTACACCATCAATGACCGGGGTAATCGTGTAAGAGTAAGCTACGCCCCAATCGTACCAATAATCCAAATATTCTTGTGGTTTTCCCGGGGTTGAAGCCCCGACCATGTCAACTAGAACTGAATTTCTATGTACTTGATACTCGTCTGCGTTTTCGGTTTGGTCCCAAACCAGATGAACAGCTCCTTGTGCGAGGTAGGTGGCGGTTGGGTGCGCGCCAACCTTAGGAGGCCAAATAATAGTGCGGCCGTGGATTAGTTTATCCACAGCATGCAAGCCTAAGTAGACCATGGAAGCCGAGTTTAGAGTCGTCATTCAACATCTCACCCTACGATTACATAAAGAGTATTGCTTTGAACCAGGGCTCGAGTGACCAAGAGATCATACTCAGCTTGTGTTAGTTGGGTCCAAGTAGCGTCCTTACCGGGAGGTCCTTGCGCGCCAGGGGGGATCCCGAAGGTGATCGTATAATCCCCATCGTGTCCTGAAATAGATACTGTTGGCGTGGTTCCTGGACTTTGTTGAACAGTCGAAACCTTGATCTCCGGCGATGGGCCTACAGCTCCACTTGGACCTCTAATTTCTCCGGCGTCCAGCCAACCGTCCCCGTTCCAAAACCAACCTTTTCCGGTATCTGCAGTGAGGTAGAAATCATAACGATTCGGGGAGTGTGGCAGATTTGCGTAATTAGGAACGATACCCTTAACTAGGAGACCTGCCCCGGGCGGACCCTGCGGACCTGGCGGACCAACGAATCCATGCGCAAGCGAAGTCCAGCGGTGTGTTCCGTCACCAACTTTGAACTTACGAGTATCAGTCTCATAACCAATCTCACCGTCCAATAGCAACGGATTCTCTTTCGTCCATTCTGCCGACGTGCCTCGTCTCAATCGGATGACGTAAGACATGAATCACCCTCCTTTCACTTACACCATGGTGACGGGTTAATAGGTGTCCCCCAAACCCCGTGATGGTTAGGAATTCCAGAACGCACTTCATAATGTAGATGTGGTCCCGTGGAGTTTCCAGTAGAGCCGACATAACCAATGACTGATCCATCTAGAACTCTCTGACCGACGGTAGCTACAATCTTTGACATGTGCGCGTAGATATGAATTCGTCCATTCGCATCCTTAGCCACGACAAACCTGCCATAAGATCCGCCGCCATAGTCGGCGCGAATAACCGTCTGCCTAGAAGTAGCTAGGATCGGCGTCCCGGTAGGAACAATAATGTCATGTCCCGTGTGCCAACCAAGCCAAGACCACAGTCGCCCCCTTTTTCCGAACGGAACGTTTACTTTTCCACCTTTAATTGGAGAGCGCATCTTCACCACCAAGTTCTAAATTTACATTGGCAGGAATATACTCATCCCATACAATAGTTGCGGATTCATTATCCATGAACATACGCTCTGCATCGTCGATGTTATCGAAAAACATCGATGGCCGTGCTGACCGCAGAACTGAATATGCAGCGCTTGCGTATAGTCTAATCGCTACCGATCCATCTGAAAACATCACGCCTTCGCCAATGGAACCTCGTTCGAGCGGGCCTGGGTGGTCGATGAGTGTGCCCAGCAAGTCTTCTTTGTAGCAAACAATCCGGAATGTGTTTTTATTGTAATCGCACCACTCTACTTTAGTAAGCCCATCGTGTCCGTGAATATCGTTAACGTCCGAGATACTTTTATAATATGCCACTGAAGATAGAGAGGAATTCCAACGAAGACAAACGGTTCCGTCTGTGAATTCCACGCCTCCCGCGACGGTTCCGACTCCGGAAACGCCTGTCAAATCATGATGGCGCATGAGTGTAAATTCCCTCACTGTCCAAGCTCCTCAATTTCCGGGGGTACCACCACGTCTTCTGGCGGAGTACCCTTAGAGTCTTGGACTGTGGCCGTGACATCAGTGTTGACCTTCTCATTGTCAATAAACGGCACAATACTTTCTATTTTTTGTGCGGTGGTTGCTAGAAATGTTGCCATGGCGCCGACACCAACCGAGGAAATCCCTGCCAATTCCGTAAGCTCTGGATTTGAAGCATACAAAACCATACCGACGCCGCTTAGCAGCGCCAATGGGATTAG